TTATATTTTGTGGTTCTTTGATATCATTATCAAAAACCTCTTGCATCATTTTTATGTCAAAAACATTATCTCCTGACCCTAAAAATGCACACTCTAATTCTTGTGAGACCTTACGTTTATCGTACTTTAATTTTTTAACCATTCCCTCAAACCAAGTTGAACATGGTTTATAACCGTTAGAAATTAAGTTTTGTATTTCATCAAAATCCCTATCATCATATGGTATATGATCCCAATTTATTATATCCTCTTTCTTAAATTGTTCTTTGTTTAATAAGTAAAAAATTATATCGTTTGTTTTAACAAAATAAATGTCTTTTGTATATCTTGGATCTTTATACCAAAACATTTCTGAAATCTTAAAATCATTCATTCCTCTTAATGATTGATCATAAATCTCATAATATATTGGATCTTGACCATTTGGTGTTGAAATTACAATAACTTTACCACCAGTTGAAAGTGATGCCATACAAGCCGCCCAAAAATCATTATCCGCTTCAATAAACGCCGCCTCATCAAAAATTAATATTGTGGGGGTAAAACCTCTAAGAGCATCTTTAGATGTGGCAACCGCCTTGACTTCACAACCATTTGTTAATCGATAATGTTTTTGTGAGTTTTTTTCTGGCGCAAAATCTATACCAACCCAAGGAGGCCACTGACTAATGAAAGACCTTATTTTATTAGCCATCTCTTGTGAAGTATCTAATTTATTTGCAATGATTAAGACTTTTTCGGGTTTTTGTTTTTTTGCAAAAGCCAACTTTTTAGACACCCAAGCCGCGGTAACCGTTGAAACTCCAGCTTGTCTATATTTTAAGGCAATGTTTTCATTATTTTCTTCATAATCATTTAATAAAGAAATTTGGTCTTTGAATAAAACCAACGGTACGTATTTTTTTACCGTATTATCATATGTTTCAAGATAAGTTTTTAATGCATAGACGGTATCTTTCATACATCTAGCATATTCTAACATTACTTGTTCTCTTGTTAGATTTGACATAAAAAAAATTAAACTCCCAGTGAGCTTAAATCAATATCATCTAAATCATCCTCATCATAATCTTCTTTTTCAGATTCTCTTTGATTTAATTCAGAAACAATTTCATCAACCATACGTTTAATAAAATCTTTTCCTTTTTGATCACCTTTTAAAATTAATTTAGCAACCCTAATAAATTCATCTGCCGATAATTTTGAGAATCTTGCAAATAAATAATGTTGTATATAACGTTTGTCCTCTTCAAATATTTCATCGGGATATGACTCTTGGAACATTTCCCAAAAAACAGGACCTAATCTTGAATCCCATATTTCTGCTGGTAATGTGTCCTCAGCACCTAATACCATTTCTGCTTGTCTTGGGTCATCAGGCAAACCATGAGTTCCAAATATTTCATAAACCCCTTTAATTAATTCATGTATTAAAAGAGGAAAAGTTCCTGCTCTAGCTTTAACTGTTGGTGGATCTGTTTGATCGTCTACTTCACTTTGTCCCAATTGGCCAGAACCTGAACCAGCCATGCTCTCCATGTCAGGATAAATCCAATAAAGGTGTTCCATTAATGATTGCGAAACACCATATAGATTAACTAAATTTGGATTTAATCTTTCTAATTCATTTGAAACAAGAACATACATATGACCACCTTTAAAAGCCGCTCCCTGAATTAATGAATTTATAAATCTTCTCTTTGCTCTTTCAAGATCAAATTTTTCAAATGAATCAACAAAATCTTCTAATTCGCTAGTATGTTTGAATGCTTCTTCAATATCTTCTTCATCAGGCATTTGTGGTGTTTGTCTCATACCTTCTGCAGCACTCATAGGACCTTGTACTAACTTAGCATCAAATTGTAAAGACCCTTCAGGAATCCCCAATTCTTTTTTAACTAAATCAACAGCCAAATTTTCTAAATATTCTTTATTTCTTCTCTCTATTTGCATTATTTGTTGTAAAGATCCCATTGCCATACCCATCAAGTTCATAAATGAGTTTCTACCTTGAATTACGTTAGTATTACCTAAATAACGTCTAACTTTCTCTACAGAATCTCTAAATCTTTTTGAGGATATTATTTCTATAAAATCTCTTTCTCCTTTAGGTATTGCCGGATGTTTAGAAAACGGGGTTTCTTTAGATGTTATTTTTCTTTCGATACCAGGTTCCATCCTTTCCGGGCCTTCGTAATCAATTGGAGCCTCATTAATTCTATTTTTTAATTTATCCAAAAAAAGACGTTCATTTTTTGTTAATCCTTCATTGATAGATTTTATTTCCAATTTTTTCTTGGATTCTAATAATTTTTCCATTTTTAAATTAAGACTCATATTATTTTAAATTTATACCTAATCTTCCAAATTTTAACCAATTTGGCATTTCACTTTTTTTGGCTTTAGGGCCTGGTTTAGGACCTGGTTTAGGAGAATATGGCGTATCAGGTTTAGATGGTTTAGTTGGTGTTTTAGGTTTTGGTGGAGCAATAGTTGGTGATTGTTCCGAAATGTCATTTGATTTTTTATGTCTTAACATCTTTTTTGTTTTTTTTATTTCAGATAACAAATCTACTAAATCTTTTTTTGACATTTTAGGGCTTAAAGTTTCTTCCATAATTGAATCTATTTTTTTTTCTAATTCACTTTCCCATTTAACACTCGGCGAAACTTTATCTAAATTTAATAGATGTCCCTTATTAATAGCCTTACCAATCATATTCATATAATTTTCTTTTTGTTCTTTTTTTACTTTTACTGTTTTTTCAGGATGTTTTTTTTCTGGCATTTTTTCATATTGTTTTTTTGAAGTACTTTTAGAAAATTCGTCAGCCATTTTACACCATTTTTCTTTTTCTTTTCCTTTACTTCTGTTACATTTAGCCCAGAAATATTTTTGTTGAGCCTTTGATTCAAATTTTTCGCCTATTTCTTTTGATTGCAACGCTAATGCCAAATCAACATCATCTTCTTTTATTTCATTTTCTGGTATTGCGGACATAGTACCATCTTGGTTTTTTTTCATTGAATACCCTTTTGTCGATGGCGGCAAATTACCTCCTTTAGGGCCAACTTTATATGATTGTTTAGGAGGCTCAGCTGTGACTTGTTCCACTAATCTTTTATATAAAGAATCAACTTGACTTTCATTTAATCCTGATAAAAGATCACCACTTAATCCGTGATTAATTAGTTTTATTATTTTATCATTAATTTTCATATACTACTTTTTTTTCAAATTCAAGAACGATATCACGTTCATAGAGTTTATTTTTAACAGATTCTTCCGTTTCACCAAATCTAAACACAAGACGCTTTTTAATATCAAAATTAACTAAATCATTTTCATTTTCCCAAGCTAAAGCAATAACACCATCAACTGAATCTATCATTGAAAACCAATCGGATTTTTGTATCACAGAAAAACAAACTGATTCACTTTTTAGAACACCGACTTTATGTATAAAATTAATAAATGGAGGTTGCGGATTACCATTACACGGTTTACTTTCCCAAGATTCACCCCACATACCTTCTATGTCATTTGAAAAAATAAATTCATATATATTATCACCCTTGTAATTAGGCCCTAATTCATTAACATAGACCAAAAAATTGTTTTCAATTGTTTTCAATTTGACTATTAAATAATATCACCTTTTGTGTTTATTTTGTATCTTTTTTTATCAACTTCAAATATAATGTTATTTAATTGTGATTTTCCTAAAAATTTTGCATCTTTATTTTCTGATAAAAATCTTTTTGAAGAAATCTCTTGAGAAATTGATTCAGATATTTTTGATATGTGTTCGGCCAATTTTTTACGTTTTATTTTATTTTCAATTAAAGCTCTTTTTTTGTCCGCAATCATCTTTTTTTCTTTTTCATCTATTTTAAAATATTTTTTTAAAATATTATCTACTTTTGATTCACTAAAAATTCCTTCTATCATTTCACCAATTTTTTCAGATTCTTCATCAGTTAAACCTTCAAATTTTGATTTTTTGTAACCATATCCCTCAGTTGTTTCGGGTTCAACTGGTTCTTCGGGTTCAGGCATTTCTTCCGAATTATCAATCGGTTCCGCTGGAGGTTCACTACCCATTTCATCTTCAATATCATAACCACTGTCCGCGTCTACCTCAAATTTTGACATAATTTCATCCCTATCTTCTTCGTCTAATGAATTAAGATCAAATGCCGATAACACTGAATTTATAACATATTTAATGTCTTTTGAAGACATTTGATTTTCTTCATTAGATAAAAATTGTCTTATTTTTTGTCCTAATTTACCCGTTAATTTTTGAATACTTTTAAATGTCACAGATTCATCGGGCATTGACTCCATGTCAGCGTCAGGCATTGTTTCATCGGGCATTGACTCCATGTCAGCGTCAGGCATTGTTTCATCGGGCATTGGTTCTTCCATAGGAGGAGCCGAACCTTCAGGGGTTGGCGGAACTTCAGCCGAAGGAGCCGGTTGAACTTCTGGGTTTTCTTCAGGTGTTGGAGATTGCTCTCTCATCTTTAAAAGATAACGTTTTTCACTAGACTCACTTTCAGTAAATAGTGAAATATTATTCTTATTCCCGGTTAATGAATTTATTTCTTTAGCAATTATATTAAGACGTTTAAACGCTTCAGAATATGATGAATAATATTTTCTATTTTTCATAGGTTCAACATAATCAAATTCGTTTCGTGATTCGTTAATACTTTTTTTAATCACATAACCAACTTTTTCTTTAGTTATTAAGTATTTTTTTCCATCGGCAAGAGTAATACTATACTCTACACTGGTGTTTTCATTAATTGATTGTGGTATATTTTCTTTGTACCTAGAAATTTCAATCATGCGTTTAATTTTTTCTGCACCTTGTAATTTCTCGCTTCCAATAGGTTTAAGTTTTCCCATTTTGTGTTTTTTTGTTTTAATTTTTTATCGAACTAGCAAATTACCAAACCACCAAAGATGATAAGGTTTATGAATTATAAATATTAAAAAAAGTAAAAAAATTTGTTTTTAATTAAAAAAAAATTAAGCGTAAATTTTTATAAGGATTTATAACTACTAATATTAATATTTGAAAAATCTAATTTTTTTAGATTTTTGCAGAATTAGCGTTATTAGGTTTACAAATTCTATCTATTTGATCTGAAGTTAT